GGTGGATTCCCAATGGAAATATTTACGCGTTTAGCATCAACCGTATTAGGTGGTGTTATGAGTATATGGGGGCAGAACATCAAGTCTAAGCAAGAGGCTAACAAGATGTATATATCTGCCTTAACAGAAGAAAGCAAGATTGTTGCTTCTGCAAGAGAACATGGTACTAAGGATGAGCATTTTGCATGGACTAGAAGAATCATAGCATTGTCTGCTGTATTCTCTATTATCGTGCTACCTAAAGTAATACCATTAATCTATCCTGACACACCTTGGATGGTAACTGTTGGTTACTCTGAGCTACAAGGTGGATTTAGTAACTGGTTATTTGGACCAGATAACGCTATGATGTGGAAATCATTTCAAGGCTTTGTAATTACCCCATTAGATACAAACTTAGTCGCTGCAATCACTGGCTTGTATTTCGGTGCAGGGTTCACCAAAAGATAAAGGGGGAAATTAATCCCCCTAGTCTTACTTACGTGCATTTTTGTTTAACCTTAAAATTAACTCAGTGTCTTTTTTAGTCTGAGCATCTCCTAGAGATCCTAATCTATCCTGTACTACTTTAGGAAGTAGTCCATGAAATGCACAATTATATGCAGATTCCATAGTTCCATAAGCAGACACATTACCATCAGAGTCTGTGTAGTTACCTGTCACGTTATCATATGGACAACTAGCGTGTGCTGCCCATTTCTTACTATCGGCGTAACTTAATCCTATAGCACTAATAATCATTAATCCTGTTATCAATAGTCCTACTATTAATTTTACTTTAGGGCTGTTTGCATCAATCATTTGAATCTCCGATCCATTCATATTTATTACTCCAATCTTCTACAATATAATCATACAACATAATTATCTCATCCTGATTCTCTTCTATTATCTGGACTCGATCTTTGTGATGTGAACGCTTTCTAGCGTAACTTTTAGCATCTCTTAATAAGTCAAAACTATTACTAGTCTTATCTCCTTCTGGTCTAGTTATTACTACTTTGTGATACATAGCACATTACTCCCACAGTGTCAAGTGTATTCTAAATAAACTTGTGAGCAGTGTAGCTAAAGCAAATGCATTTATAACCATCAATGCTCTGTCATTCCACAACATTCCTACAATTAACCATCCTGCAATACCTACAGAATGAAAGTATAAATTTATAGGGAAAATATTATTAGCAGTTAGTATTGTAGAAATCATTAATATTATACTTGATATCCACTTAACATACCAATCAAAGGTATAAAGTGGTGTCTTGGTAACAATTGGTATTCCTTTGTGATCTTCAACCATTTTTTACCCAATTATTAAAAAAGTTACCTCATAGGATGAGGCAGAGAGGGGTGTAAGCAATGTCTCTGGTAGGTAGTGTCCAGATTATACCTACATCCTCTGTAGCCTAGCTTAAAATGGCTCTCATAGGATTTGCCCTATTTTACCATCTAATTGTGTTGTCTTTATCTATTGTTTCCCCTGTAGACCCTGCATCAACCATACATAGTTGATCAGATGTCTCTGGACGTACAATTACTGCGCTCCAAGTACCAGAAGTATCATTGTAATATACAAAAGTTATATGTCCTCTGTGAGATAACCCACGGAAGATAAGTTTTTCTCCGTGTTTGTCTTCAATTTGTCTTTTAGCTTTGTCCAAACTTTGACAACCCTGCTGCATTGGGGTTTGACTGTAGGATTTGGATACATTGAATGCAAATAAACATAAAGCAACTAAACCTCCTATAATTGATTTATTCACTTGAACCTCCTTTAAGGTTATTGGTTAGAGAAATCCAACTATCAGGGAACAATGCTACAATAATTTGATGCCATTGCTCTGCTAAATCTCTAATCTCTTGTTGTGCAGTATTATGACTGCGTAATTCATATGCCCTAGCCCAAGCATATAAAGATCCTGTTACATAGTATTCAGTATACGTAGATTGAGGTAGAACCATTCTAGCTTGTTCAGGACACACATCCATACCTAGTAAATGTATGTAAGTCCACTTTGCCTTGTTAATAGATTGTAAATAATCATCAATCATAAGATGATTAGGATTTATATCTATTGTTTCTTCTGATGAACCTTGCTTCCTGTCACGATGTTTAGCTCTCCACTCTTTAGGTATATAGAACTCAGGAATCTCATCTACATATCTCCTACTAATCTCATTATAGCTGAAACCTACTGTGTGTTTAAACCTTTGCCTAGCTACAAAGAGTGGTACTTTCTCGCGCATCGTTATCATGCAATGCGTGAATGGTGTAAAGTGATTATTCCTAGCAAGAAAATCTAATAGTTTCTGATCCTTTGCATTAAGGAATACACCCATCTCCGAAACATTAAAGGAGGACTCCTTGTTGAAACTCACTCTCGCTGCATTCACTACCGTAAGGTCCGTTCCCATTGAGTCTACTAATAACGCTTCCATCTTCATTTAACTCCACTTTATAATTAGGGTAATATTTAGAGACTGCTTTGTTCCAACCTTGATATACTGTAAGATCGTAAGTAAACAAACGTAGTTTTTTAAGTGATATTGAACCTGATCTACTAGTAGATAATTCTTTAACAGCTTTTATGTTTAAATAAAACATTTCCTGGGTATCTAAAACAACACACGCTAGTATTTCAAAGTCTTTATCTGTATAAGTTTTCTTTTGACGTTTTATATCCGCAGTATGATCGTAATATTCTTTTCTTATTAAAAAAGTTCTACCTACTTCAGATACCATAGATTTAACTTGTATTCTAATTGGTCTTTCAAGAGAAGAAACGCAAATTACATCAGTGTCTGCTGCGTCTACATGATATGATGGTAAACCCATACTAGCTAAGTTTGCAAGTACTAAAAATTCCCCTTGTTTTCCTAAAAGAGTCGAGACTGATTCAGGCATCTGTAATACTCCTTATTATAACCTCGTTGCCATTCTCTTGCTCTGTCAGAAGTAGGAGGAAACGGATTATTTTTGTTCCTCCTAAATCCGTTCCTACCTTGTTCTAGTATATCCCTCATAGGAAAAGGATATCTTCTTTTATACGCCACAAACCCCTCCTGAGTTGGTAATTTCACAGATATCATGTGTTTCAACGGCTTCTTCAAATTCTGTTCCTAACTTATCTACTGCTTCACTGTAAGGTACTACAGAAAGGGGTTGACCACCTCTACACCCATCAGGATATACTGTAAATCCCCTAAGTCTATGGGCATAGGTAGCAAGAGTGTTAGCAAAATCATCTACTGTGTCCTCATTATTAAATTTAGAACCCCATGATGGGAGATTAATCGTAGAACTAATAGACATATCTACGTAATCCTGTACGTCTGCTTGAAATTTAATCCTTCTCTCATAATCATCTGCAAGATCTAAAGCAGATTCAATTTTATCAGGATCAGCATCATACATATCAATTAACTCTTGTGCTGCTGAGTCTACAACGTATTGATACTTCCATTTAGTACCACCAGTTAAGTATCTACGCTTGTAGGCTACTGCAAAGATAGGTTCTATTCCACTGGAGCTACCAGCGAGTATAGAAATAGAACCAGTAGGAGCGATAGCCCTATTCGCAACTGGTCTGGAAACGGATAACTCATCAGCAAATTTCTTAGAGATGTTATCGCTGACACCTTTATAGATTGCCAACCATTTATGTAACTCTGGGGTAACTTCATATTTTTCTCCTCGTTTGACTAACCATTCATGCATACCCATAAGACCTAAACCTAGTCTTCTGTTCTTCTCCCTAACTTCATATACTTTAGCATAGGGTAGCTCTGCTCTAAGTGTACCGCAGATTAAGAATTTAGTAGCAAGCTCAACCACTCTAGCAAGCTCTTGAAGTGAATCAATGCGTCCAAGGTTAATGCTCCCAAGATTGCAAACGTCACTATCATCAGCAGAAGTAACTTCAGTACAAGCATTTCTCAATGTATCCTTTTCATTATCCATAAAGTTAAAACTAAACCCAGGTTCAGCAGTAGTTAATGCCTGTTTAACATTATTTTTAAATACCTCACCGACATCACCTGTCTTCCAGTAATTCATTAACCATTCAGTATCATAGTTCACACTGATGTTGGTCATATCTAATGGTGCGCGGAAGTTAAAGTCCTGCTCCTTTATATCTTTAAAACTAAATCCTGTACTACCTACAGGCATATCGTGCCAGTTTTTAGCAGTTAAGAAGTATGGTACATCATTATGCTTCCAATTAAGTGATGCGTACATGGCAGATCTACGAGATCCTCCTTGCATAACATTAGATCCTATGGAATTTATCATTTGCATTTTGGGTATTGGACCAGATGCTAGTCCACCAGATCCACCTAAAGATCTTCCTGACTCACGATATACAGAGTAATCAACTCCAATACCACCACCCGTCATCAAACATGATTCAGCTTTCCAACTAAGGTTAGCCCAATCTTCTCTTGTATCTTCTTCAGCAGATAACAAGAAACAGTTATTGTAAAATCTTCTATCTCTACCTGCATAGTAAATGTACCTACCACCAGGTACAAATTTTAGTTCTGTTATAAGCTTCTGTAACTCCTGTCTCTCTTCTTTACGCATAAGTGGCTGTTCACCTGCACGTAAATCTCCACATACATCCTCAACTAATACTCTAGATAGTTGTTCCCATGTATCACAACCAGTGTGAGCATACTTTAAATTAAATATATCTTCAGAGAACTTAGATCTGAACATTGGATTCATGTTTGATTTAAATGTCATCGTTTACTACTACCTTTATATTATCTATGACTATACCTTCTAGAGCATCTGAAACAGCAGACGATACTAACTCTTTCATATCTTCTTCTAATCCTGCCTTACCATCAACAGGAACCCAATAGGCATTACTGTCTATCTGGGCATTTATGTATATAGAAACTTCCATGAGATCTTAAAACTGCCAATCTGTTTCATTATGTCTAACAGTATCTAACTTAGTCTTAGCATCCATAGAACCTATTTCACCACCTAGACCAGCATACCCTGCCATATCAACCCAACTATCCTGATGACTAGGATTCTTAGCTAATCGTGCCATCTTAACCCATGCCATGCATAGTGCAACATCTTCTCTAGTTACTTGTTTCTTTAGTATCAATGCCCAACCTTGTGCAATGTCATTGAAGTTAGTGAAGGCATCTCCATACTCTTTATCTCTGTCACCTGTTACAAGTTCAGATGCTTTTTGTAATACAATCTCTCTTGGAATCATCAGTGTACCTTCTCATTAAAATTTGCATATACAACATTACCTTCAACCTTTTTAATTCTTTGCATTGGTTTGACAGTAATATCAGGGTTAATCTCTGCTAATCTGGCAGCAGCTTCTGCTACAATACTTTCCATAACAACCCTAACACTTGAGCCTATTTCTTTTATAGCATCAGAACAGTTAAAGTCACCATCGTATATTTGTAACGTATTATCTATAGGATCAAAAGTACAAAAAACACTATACGTATTATCTGGCAATATTATTTCATGTACTATTTCTTCATCTTCGTTGTCGGACATACAGTCAACTCCATAAAATCATCAGCATACATTAATGCTAATGGACGTTTGCGATCACCTTTTAGTATTGCTACAGGCTTTGTAGCTTTCATCATGTTAGTCTCAGCCTGTTCCAAGGCAGCATATACAGCAAAGGATGATCTTGCTTTGCATTCAACTGTCCAAGGAAATAGTCTACGTGCTAAAGGACTAAGACCTATATCAGGTCCATTAACTCCACCAGGAGTTGACGTAACATCATCATCCTCTACACCTTTGAGGTGTTGTTGAAGGTAGTTACGTACCCACTGTTGAAGTCTACGTCCTTTAGCTTTCGCAGACGATACACTTATTCTATTTGAAGACTGTGTAGTGGTGGTAGGCATTGGCTGATTTCGATTTAGGGTTACGTTCATACTTTAAGTTAGGCCAACAAGTATATCTAAAACTACAATAAGAACAAGCCATCTTTAGTTTTCTATTACCTGTAGGTTTACGATAAAAGAACTCTTCCTCATCAGTAAATCCACGTACAAAGTTATCTTCATTCGCTTCTTTATATCTAGTGATCGTGTCCTCTATCTTATTAGTATAACTCTCTTCATCGTCAGGATCAGCTTGCACGATTTTCATCTCACCAGTTTCTTTACTGATTGCAATCCAACCACCTGCTTTGATCTCTGGAGTCTCTTCTCGTTCAGCCTTAGTATAGCCAAACAACTGAGCGCAATACCCAAAGTCATCATTGTTTTTTAATGCATCATAAGAAGCAAACTTCTTTTCAAATGCAAATCGTGATGCACTTTTAATATCCCACAAAGAGAATCCGTTACCATCTCTGATAACTAAATCAAGTTCTCCATTAATGTAATCACCATCAGGTGTCTTATAGCCTACTCTTTTATTTAAGTCTACTATTTCTACTCCTGCTGCTAGTAAGATTGCAACAGCTATTACTTCAGTCATATCTCCATAAAGCATCTTGATACGGAAAGAGTTAGACTCAGGTGCTTTCTTCCAACCTAGTTTCTCTGCGTGTAGTTGGCAGAAAGGCTTACCCACCTGAGACATAGAGGGGAGTTTTGCTCCCCCCTTTCTCTTAAAGTTAAACTTACCTAGCTTACTATTAAACATCTGACTAGCTCTAAAGATTATATCGTCAGGTATCTTAGGATCACCAGCTAGGTAAGAATCAATTGTTGTTTGAAGATCCATCTAGAATGGGATTTCATCATCAATGATTTTGTCTGGATCTAGATCTGTCTTTACTTCACCAGGAACCATGTTCTCTCTCATCTTACTGACTACCTGTTCATTCTCCATAGTAATAAGATCAGCAAAATCTTGTAGATATGCTCTCGTAACTTCAGTCAATGCTCTACGCTCATTAACCATAGGTGTATACTTCAATACAAAGTACTTATTAGAACCAGCTTTCTTTAGTTCATAACCTATCTTTATGTCACAGTTAAATGGTTCCATTTGATACTGCTTCTTAATAGATGGTAGTAGTTTACCAATCTCAAAGAAGTTAGAAGGCCCAAGCTTTATACGGAATGGTACTTCATCAATCTCTACCTTCTCACCTGATGCAGCAATAGGGTTATCCATACGTATCAAACCAAATAGATTTCTACTTAACTTAGCTTTAGAAGCATTAGCATATGCTATTGGATCAACTGCACGTAGCTTCTCCCTGTCTGCATTACTAACCCAACCACACTTATCTCCCCCATACCAATCTTTAGCTTTATGTTTAAAACTTCTAAAGTGTTCAGATATGTTAGAGAACTTCTGAGAGTCTGGATCATATACAGAAGTCTGCATAGTTTCAGCAAAGATCCTGAAGTATGTATCTTTAGAGAAAACATCACCA